CCTGTAGTGAAATCCATTCCAAGATAATATGTACGATTATTTATCGTCGTTTTGTTATCGCTAAATGTACTGTCAATGCTTAAAGGTAAACCTGTAGACGGAGTGATTGCTAATGATCCATTTCCAGATGGACTCCCAGTAAAGTTTTGCAGTTCATAACCATAAGTTGGGTTAGTAACTCCAATTCCAGCAGTTGTAAATCCTGCTACAGTTCTATCTTGCCAAAGTTTTAAAACTCCAGTATTTTGATCGTAATTTACGACCCTACCGACTGCTGTAGCTCCTGTTCCAACTGTTTGGGTAACAAAAGAATCAGCAGTAAAAGTTGCTTCACTATATCCAACTCCTGCCAGTTTTAAAGCAGTGACTGCACTTGCCTTATCTGACGTTAACACTGACCCTCCAGTTGGAGAGAGTGGATTTTCTACAACACCAATTCTTGCAAACTGATTTCCTGTAATGAAGTCGGGATTTTCATTATCACTCTCAATTCTGGAATACATTAATACACTATATGCACCAAGTTCTCTGTAAATATCAGCGCCGTGTCCTCCTTGTGGCGAGATGATAACATCAAAGGTTGGTCTAGTTGTTCCTACTGGAATTCCAGCAGATTCAAAATCAAGAGTTCCAAAAGTATATCCAGATCCTTGAGCAGATACGGAAACTTCGTTGATTTTGGAGTCTCCATCGATAGTAACAGTGCATTGTGCTCCTGTACCATCACCAAGAATATCTACTCCAGTGTAAGTTTGATTTGCTGTCCCTAAGTCAGCACCGCGATTGGTTATCACGACAGTTTTAATTGAACCATCTACGGCATTTTCTCTAACCAAAGACGTGTCATTACTAGTACTCCAGTCTGTTGGGACTGGCATAAAATCTGTAGAATCAAATTTGGTGATGTCCGCTGGTTTGATAGTATAAAGATATTTCCAAATATATCCATCACCACTAGTCCCAGCTGCTCTTGGTTCTAAATCAGTAAAAGTTGGTTCATCTAGAGATGGTCTACCAAGGGTATTTTCGGGATTTGTTCCGTTCTGTAAGCAGATGTAAACCCTATAATCACTATTCAATACATAAAAGTTAGAATTATATAAGTTAGTAGAACCAGACACTGGAGCAGTGTTTGAACGACTATAGTCATGGCGATACATGTCATAAGTAGTTCCAGAAGACCAAGTTCTTTTTGGAACTACTTGTCTGACATCAGTAGAGTTAATTCTCTTCAATGCAAGCATTGTATCCCAATAATCATTCTCCTGATCAAAATTATCTTTTGGTGTGGGGGGAGCGTCATTCCATGTGGAGGAATAATCTGTCGGATTTGGAAGTCCGACAAAAGAATAATAGGAATTGCTTGCATTAGCGATTCCTGCGACAAAATTTTTCGCGTTTAATATTCTTACTTGATCAGTTATAATAGCAGCCATTTTTGACGGACTTTTTTACTTATTTATTACAAAAAATCATGTGAATTTTTTGAACCTAACATATCTGCTTCTATAAACTTTTGATGAAGTCGATATACCAGTAAATTCATTTGTTCCTATTCCAGACATGGTGTGTGCTGGATATGAAACGTCTTTAGTTCTAGCATCTACAGTAATTTTACCCCAAGAGTAATCACCAAGAAATGCTCCAGTTGTAAATCCAGTAACTCCATCAGGTTCAATATTAGTATTTACACTAACTTTAACTACATTTGTGCTAACCCCAGCAATAACTTGAGTTTCAAGTTCCACTTTATTAACAACATATACATTATCAAGGAACTCTGACCCGATTCCAACAATTGTGGTGTTATCGGTTCCAAAAGCATCAATGCTTGTTGATGCTGCTCCTAGGTTAGAATTTCTTACGATAAAGTAGTCTCCAGTAGATATCCCACTTAAGGTCACTGCAGTTCCAACTAAATTAGAATCTCTCATCTCAGAGTCCAAAGGAATGTGTAAATGGAACATCATTCCAGTCGCACCAACACCGATAGATGTTGTTCCGAGTCCAACAACTATTCCAGAATCTCCAACATATCCAGTATTTTGTACAACATTACAAGATTCCGTTTGTTGTGTGGGGGGAGATATAAGAACTGATGGAGGATTAGATTGGTTATATCCAGATCCACCATTAGTAATAGTGATTCCAGTAACAACTCCATTGGTTATTGTTGCAGTCGCTGTTGCTGTTGTAGAACCAATACCAACACTTACATCTGGTGCTGCTGAGTAACCAACTCCACCATTATTGATTGTGATTGAAGAAACAGTTCCAGCAACTGAAACTACAGCGGTTGCTGTAGATCCAACAGAAACTATGGGATTTACTAGTTTTATTTCTTTTTGAATTGTATATCTAAATGTAGAGTTTACATTTTCATTATTAAGATCGAATAAGGGTCTTAATCTATCAACATAGATTATAGTAGAACCAATGGCAACAGTACTAATAATATTTGCAGTTGGATTAATAACTGGTTCATAAATTTCCCTATCTTTACCGACTTCCTGACCATTGATAATTTTATCTTGAGTTTGTCTGCACCATGTTATTGGTCTTTCAAAAGTAGTGTCAGAAGTATTTCCTGGGCCAAAATATGGAAGAGTTCTGCACTTATCAACATTTGTGACAGAACTGATTGTTCTGGCATTCTCTTGATAATATGGTTTTTGTCCAAGATCTGGATTATAATTTAAAGTAACCTCATCTCCGTATTTTAGTGTTTCAATAACTTCTCTATCAATAACGTCAAGTTCATCTCCACTTCCTTTATAGAATGCAATATCTAGAGTATCTCCAATTTTTAACGGTTCCGTGAAAGTTATTTGAGAACCTCCATTGAATTCATAGGATTCTCCTGGTTTTTGAAGTATCCCATTTACAAATACCAAAAGTAATTGATCAAGTTCAATTTTTGATCCTTTTGATTTATTAATGGATACTGAAACACCCGCTTTGATTAGGGGGAAATCAACTCTAGTACCATCAATGAAGGCACTAATATCATCAAATGTATCAAGAACTCCAAGAGACCATCCAGTAAATTCATCACTAATTACTTTTTCAATTTGAATTTCAAATACATTTGAAGTGAAAGAAGAAGTAGTAGGAATTCCAGTTGTTCCACCAACAGAAACTGTAAGTCTTTCCTCATTATCATAACCATATCCAGTATTGTTAAGTTCAAAATTAATTACGCTAGATCCTTGACCAACAACAACGTCAACTGTAGCTGCTGTTCCAAATCCTGTTGTTCCAGAAATATAATCTAAGGGTAAATTAGTATATGCAAGTGGAGAATCAATTACAACAAAAGGAGGGTTTGTAGTAGTGTATCCACTTCCAGGATTAGTAATAACAACATTAGTGATATTACCATTGCTAATGGTAGCAGTTCCGATAGCAACAATATCTGGTAAAAGACTAGAACTTCCAACACTAACATTTACTGTTTGAATTCCAGATCTATATCCAGATCCACTATTTCCAATCGAGATTGCTGAAATAGTTCCAGCACTGGAAACGACCGCAGTTCCACCTGCAGCAACTAAAGGTTGATATCCAAATCCTCCAGAAGAACCAACAGAAATAATCATTCCTCCTCTTGGGAAACTAGAAACTCCAACTTCTCTTCCCATTGATTCGACAAAAGCAGTCTGAGTTGTTCTAGCCGTACCCACAAATGTAATTGAAGTAATACCGGTGTTTTCAGATAGAATAAAATTGTTTGCTTCTCCAAAAGATTGGAATATATCATTAACTAATATAATCGCACCTTCATTGTTAATTCCAGTAATATTGCTTCCATTAGACTTTAAAGTAAATTCATTTTCAATTCCATTGAATTGTTCTGAAATATCGTCAAAAATATTATTTTTGTAATAAGTTTCATTAGTAGTATTCGGCTGAGCCGTTCTCATGAAACTTCTTCCTTGGAAAGTAGAACTAGTTGTGATTCCAATATAATCTCTTTGATCTGGAGGATTTGTTGGAGAACCAACTGGAATATTTCCATAAGGTGCTTCAACAAAGTTTAAAGAATTTCCAACAATGTTATAATTACCAACAACTTTTGTTACCAAGGCACCAGTTGAAAGTCCACTTTGAATATTTGTTCCCATCCATCCTCTACGAACTGCTATTCTGTTCGTAGTTCCAATACCAACACCCTCAATCTTCATTATTTCATCACCGACCTTAAACAAGTCTCCACCAAAGAATGAAGTTGTCCCAGTAAACTTAACAGCATTATCTGTGCTTACCACGTTATCGGATAAGGTTGTTGTAACTGCAGTTGATACGATTGGAGACTGAATGAGATTATCAATAGCAACTAATACTTTTGGATTTTGATTTGTTGCCACAAATGAATGAGTAGCTCCAACACCAGCAGAACTAGCCGAAGTTAAGTTAAGAATCTTTGGAACAGACTTTAAAGCATCTTCTGCACTTCTGGCAAGTTTAATGGTATTATCATTAACTTTAACTACAAATACTCCAGTTTCTGGAAGTAGTGAAGTAGTTACTCCAGCAACTGGGAATGTAGTTTGTCCAATACCAATTGATTGGGTATTTCCAATACCTGGGCAAGTATATGAGATTTGTTCTCCAGTTACATAGAAGTGATTTGGAATTGTGATAGTGTTTGCACTAGTATTAATACCAGTGCCAGCAAATGTTCTTTCAAAGATGTTATCATTCTTGTGAGTTAAACTGAATGATCTTTTAATATCTCTTTCAGTTCCAGTATAATCGCCATACCCAGTTTCTATAGTTCCATTATTTAAATCAATTACATCTTTCAGGTCATCTTCAATTCTAAGAGCATTGGTGTATACATGAACAGTTGCATCTATCCCCGCGATTGGAGTAAATAGAACTTGAGTTGTAGCAGCAAGTCCAACAGAGTCTGCAATCAGTCTAGAACTAAAAGTTCCAAGACCAGAATGTGTCTGAATATTTGCAAATTCAGTTTCAAATGTTTCTGAAGTGGTCTCTCCTTCAATGTGATCGTCAACAACAAAATATTCTAAAAATTCATATCGATCATTTGTAGTATCATGAACTTGAATCATAAAATATCCAGCATCGTATCTATCTTCCTGTGTGGAGATATGACTTGGATATTCTGCGACAACATTTTGCGTTGGTGACCCAGATGCTGCAATATCAGTCATTGTAGATTGCAGTCTAGCATGTTTTAGATCAAGTGTAGAAATACCAGAGGTTATGGATGATAATCCAACAACAACAGTATTAACTACTGCATTTGTTCCTATTCCAGATGATGGAATGAAATCAATTTTGACATTTGATCCTGAAAGATATGCCTCATATGAACCAAATCCAGTTGCACTCAATCCTCCAAGAGAAGTAGACAATTTGCCGTATTCAAGAATAGAAACATTAGTTCCATCATGAACGATATTCAGTTCTTGTGCCTCAAATTCACTTCCATTAAATGTTGCAGTGGATCCAAACGAAGGATTGGTAACATCAGGTGAAATTTCAACAAGAACCTTCAGGGAATGGTATGTATTAGCAATGCTGACAATAGTTTCAGAAGTTCCAGATCCAACAATAGTGCTATCAGAGTCAATTAATACTCCTCCAATAGAAGTAGATCCTGTACTTAGATAATTGTCATTTAAATTGTAAGAAATTGTTGTAATATCATAATCATTTACTGATGATCTAGTTGGATAGAATAGTAACTGCCCTTCAGAACCAGATATTGAGAAATCAAAAGACCCTTGATCATATACAGTTTCAAGTCTTGCATATTGATTAAGATATCCAAAAGATCCGTCATGAATAAGATCAACTATTAAAGCTTGTCTTTCTTGAGTAAATCTCTTATCTCTCAAATAAGTAAAATACTTTCTAAATCTAAAATCATCTAGATTAAAATTGTTAAGTACACTAAAAGCAGTTGCTCTAGGATTACTATTAAAATCTGTAGATATATCGTCGATAGAAAGAACTCTATTTCCAAATGACTCTGTAAAATCACTTAGAATTTTATTATCAAGAATAATCTCATCAGAAAGAGATGTACCATCTGTAAGAGTTACATTATTCTCTGTAGCAATGTCGAAATCAAATACACAGTTAGTATCTACAAACGAATCCAAACTACTTACAATAGTCACATCAGTCAATTCGGAAAGAGAACTAACCTGCAAAGATTGTGTTGAATTAGTTGACTCAATTTGAAGGTCACCAAATTTTTTATATCCAAGAGAGTGATTTATGGAAGATACTACATCATTCCAATCATCATATGGAATAGTACTTCTTAATGAATATGAGAAGTTTTGATAGTAGAAATTATCTTGTATTCTTTGTAAATTGTCATTTAAAAATCCAGAACCAGTTTGATTACCACTGAATATCTGAGCAGAAACATCTGTTTCAAAATAAGATTCATATGATGTTACTTTTGATGCCACGCTAGAAAGTTCTGAAGTAAGTCCTTTTATAACATCTCCTTCTACAAAATTATCAGAGGAAAGCACTCTAAGAATTTTTGTTGTTCTATCCCAACTTTGAACAACACCCTCTTTTCCATTAGTAGTAACTTTTTCACCATTGAGATAGTTAGATGTAGATAATAATACATCAAAAATTGGAAAATCTTTTTGTGCAATTATTTGCCCGGAGGAATTAATTAAATCAAAGTCTCCTGGAACTTCTCCTTCACCTAAATGATCGCTCAAATTATATGAAACTGTGCCAATTCCCCCTAAATTAGGAGTTACGGAATTGAGAGTGAATAATTTATATCCATAATCTTTTGAGTTATATCCCCTGGTGGTGGTGCCGACACCAACATAACTAATGTTTTCGATCATTACTTGATCTCCAACTTCAAATGGGAATGCTGTACTAAACCCAACCGATATTTGTACAGTCACATCTTTAGTGACTGTATTGAATCCGACTGTGCTAATTCCAACTCCATTACTATTCTTTACTGGTAAAACTAATGGAGTAGAGTTATTAATTCCTCTAGTATTACTTAAAATAGTTACAGATGGATCACCTAAAGAGTATTTGGTTGAAATGTCAGTAATTTGATTTCCAGTTTTACCGTCAAAGAAAAGTAGTTCTGGCGCTGAAGAATATCCCCTTCCTCCAGATGTTATATCAATTCTTTCAATTTTAGCAAATGAATCAACGCTAATAATTTGTGGAAGAGATGCACTAGGTTTTAATGTACCATCAGTTGGGAAATCATAACCAACATCATTAATTTTTACCTTTTCAATAACACCAATATCTTCACTAACTGCGACTAAATCTCCTCTTTCTCCTTCAAGGGAATTAATAGATACAATTGAAGGTAGAGTAGTGTAATTTTTACCTGCACTAGTAACCTCCACAGCAGATATTGGACCATTTGTATGAGTACAATCAGTCGTATAAGTTATACTGGACGAAGTAGACACATATGAGTTTTCCTCAGGAGCTTCCGCTAGTTCAAATGTAAAGAAGTTAGTTCCTGCAATAGAAATTCTTCTACTTCCATTATAAACACTATTCTGGGTTAATATTGAATTATTATTCAAAATCTCAGAATCTCTTATTATTTCTGATTTTTCTGCAGGAAGATTTGTAGTAGAAACTGGATCAAAAGAATAATATAATCTATCAGGAGTTGTATTTCCAATAGAAACACTAACAATGGAAGAGGAAATACCAGAAGACCCTATTCTAGAAACATTAAAGGTTGAAGATGATTGGTCTGTCTCCCAAACCTTAGTACGTTCTTCATCTAGATAGAAATTAAGTTTAAATGCAGAATACTGAGTAGATTGTTGAGTAAATCCTAAAGAAGAATCTGAAATATCAAAATTTAGTATTGAACTTCTGAAAGCTTTAATTGGAGGATTGATAAGTCCAAACTCACCGAATGAAGTACTTGCAATTCCCACAATACTTGGAATTAATTTAGTTGCTTCATAGTAACTATCAGATAATTTGATATTGTTATTATCAACTTTTACGATATAGTAAATTTTATCATTCTCTAGTCCTTCACATGGTGCAGTCGAGGAATGAATTACTTTATCCCCACTTTCATATCCATGATTTGATATAGTAATAGTATTAGTAGTACTATTAACACCTACAGCACTGAAAGTTTCTATACCAACAAGTACTCTTCTGTTTTTATCACTATATTTTACAACATATGTCGTTGCAATTGATGGATTAACATCAATGTTGACAAAGTGTTCTCCGCGAATACCATGATTTACATCTGTTGTCACGGTTACAGTTCTCTTTGTAACGTCACCAGTTATGTTATCATAGTTTGTTACAAAACTATGATTATTACCACTACCGATTTCAGTAAAAAATAAAGTTTTGGAGGAATTTCCTACTCCATCAAAACCACCAGTGCTTCCAAGACCAACTCTTTGAGTTGCAATACCAATTAGATCATTTGAAATTTTACCAACAAAAAGTTCTTGTCCGTCAGTTAGTGTTTTAGCAACACCAATATTGCCAAACTCATTGTAAACGATACCTTCTCCACCATTTGAAGAATAAGTTAATAAATCACCTGTTTCTAATCTATGATTTTTTATGTAAAGAGATTTAATAGGAACTGCAAGAGAACTAGATCCAAAGGTTGTTCCAAGACCGACTGTATTTAATCCAAAAGAACTAAATTGCAATACAGATCCAATTCCGACAGCAGTAGTACCAAGACCTACAGTTTCTCCTGGTTCAAAATATATTTCTCTATTTTTCTTGAATTGATATCTTGTTTTAAATCCAGAATCTATTGTAAATCTTCTTGGGACTTCGGATACAACGGTTCCAATAGTATGAATTGCCCCAACAGTGCCATCAACAGATCTTAAAACTTTAAATCTAGAGTTAGAATAATCAACATTTAGAATTTTTACTTTTTCTGTACCAATACCCAAAATATCATTTGGTACAAGGTTTGATCCAATCAAACTTGAAGATACATTAAAGAAAGTTACCAATCCAGTGACATTTGTGTTTCCAACGGCAACTCCAGTAGTTCCTAATCCAACAATTGAAAATCTTTCACTTGTAACTCCTATTGTATATGAACCTTCAAGTTTTGATGATGTTGTAGAAAGTCCACTAATATTAACAATGTCTAAAGATTGCAAACCGTGCGGAGATGCTGCTTCTACAAAATATGTTCCTTTTTTAGTTGAGGGAATAAATTTAACATCATCAACTGACCTTTCAGATGCACTGATACTAGTAACAGATCTACCTTTTAGTATTGATACCCTTCCAGCTGCTCCAAATCCAGTTCCAGTTGTTTCAGAAAAATTTAAAGTGTCTCCGACTTTATAATTGTCTCCAGAACTTTTCACATCTATTCTAGAAACTGTTCCTCGGTTTGTAGATAGAATTTTTCCTGTTTGAGATAAATTGTTTGGAGAATATATGTAAGGATAATCAATATTATCCTCTCTTAAATTATAAGAAATTGTATTTCTACACCATTTATTAGATTCAATATCATAATCGTCTTGATTAGAAGATTTTGCAAAATTAAACTCATTTGGAGTAGAATAATACTTATCTCCCAAAACATATGGGAATGTTGGTATTTTATAGTTTTTAAATAGTCCAGAAGATTCTGTACTATTTGGATTTACCGTAACAAAATAAGCATAAGTTCCATTTGGATACTCTGGTGTTACACAAAATCTTCCATTATTTCTATCAAGATAACTATCGTCAATATTTTCCTGATAAGTAAAATCTTCTATGAAGAATCCTAATGGGAAAGTAGATACTGATGGTCCACCAATACGAGATGTGTTAAGTCTATAACTAGACTTCATCAAAGTAACTACTCCCCCGTCATTATTAGAGTATCCATATGGACCATAAATTGGATTTCCATCATGAGCCCAACCAATAATCGGAGAGTGGTCAGTAAATGCTGTTTCTTGAGAATTGACTAATTTTAAATCTGGTTTTCCATATAATATATCACCATTTTCAGCAACTGAATATATCATTTCTCTCAGAGATCTAGGTGCATACAATGAGTAGCACTGCAAACCGTGCTTATCACTTAAAGATTTCTGTGCAACAAGATCATCAGATCCTATTGAGTTATTTTTGTATAATTTTTCAAATAAATTTATTCTCCATGTTTGCAGGCGTGGAATGAAAGAAAAATTTTCCTCCGATGGAGTTATTTCAATATCTACTTCTCCAGAGACATATCCTGTTCCTGGTTCTATAACCTTTACTTCACTAAGTCTTCCATTTGAAAAAATTGGGGTTAAAACACATCCAACACCAGAAGCAGATATTATATTTAAATCTGGAATAGATGTATAATTAGAACCAACATTTTCAATTATAATCTCTATAATTCTCCCATCAGCAGAAACAACAGGTTTAACCTGAGCATTTGTCCCAGATTTTGTGGATACCTGAGGTGGTTTATTGAAATTGATAATTTCATTAGAACCATATCCAGATCCTTTATTGGATAAATGTACTGATGTTAGTTCTCCTCTAAAAATTGGTTGTACTTCAGCTTGATATGCCCTAGAATCAATTCCGATAACGGTTGCTATACCAACAGGACCTTCTACTGTAACAGATATTGGAGGATAGTTAAAGGATTGAGTTCCGCTACCAGGATTAGTTAAATTAATATATTGTTTTGTTCTATAAAACAATGTTTCATCTTCTATTGAACCAATCTCGGATAACTTAAATTGATTTTCATCAATTACTGTAGCGTAATAATCGGTTTCATTACTTAATCCACCAATTGCACTTGTTCCTGCGAAATATCTTAATATCTCACCAGACTTATAATCATGATTTTCTATAGTAATAGTGTCTGATGATGTATTAATCCCCGCGGCCGCCACGGTTCTCTTTTTATTTTCATAACCAGATCCATTGTCAACAATGTTTATTGATTCAATAATCGATTTTTGTAATGCACACTCTAAAGTATGTTTTCCAACACCATGAGAAGATAAAACAACCGTATTAATACCAACAATTGCATTATCTAAAGTATTGTGTAACTTAATCGTAGTAGAATCAACAACTTCTGCAAAATAAGTTGCACTGGTGGATAATCCACCAACTATTTGTTGAGAATTTGGTTTATATACTACTTGCTCTCCATTCCTGAATTTATGATAAGTTGAAAATCCAATAGTAGAATTTGTGGCACCTATTGCAACTTTCTCAGATTGAGAATCTGAGAAAAATTCTACAGAATGAGAAATTAGTTTAGTATTTACTGATGCTTTAGCATTAACTCCATTTCCACCTGTTATTGAAACTATGGGAGTTTCTGTAAAATCAAATCCCCTGTTAATAAGTTGTATTTCTCTTAAACTTCCACTGACTGCAACGAATCCCGTTGCTGCAATTCCAACTGAATCTGTTATGACCAAATCTGGTGGATTAATTATATCAAATCCATTTCCTGGAGAAGAAACTTCAATTTTTTCTACTCTTCCAGTGTAAACGATATCTTTTGATTTATAATTTAAAACTTCAACACCATTAATTAAAATTCCAGTAGCTCCTGGCGTAGTTTCAACTTCAACGTCATTATTAATTGGTGTAGAAATTTCTCTATAAAGTCTTTGTGCATCTATAGATTTTCCTCTCGTTTCTGATAGTTCTATAGTATTGGATGTAACTGTAGTTGTCGATATATTTACGAAATTAGATGTATATAAATTAGCAGGAGATTTTGCTAATTTTATATTATTATCATCTACTCTGAAAATATAGTATATTCCCTCACCACCATCATCTCCACCAAATAAAGAAGATTGAACAGAAGTTTCAATTGTGTCTTGCCCATCAATTGTAACAGTTGTTTGAGTTCTCTGAGGGGTGTAATATACAGATTCTCCACTATAGAATCCATGAGCATTTATAGTTAAGGTCTCTCCAGAAAAAGTACCGCTAAATGTTTTTAAAGTTTTTTGTGCAGTAATTGGTACATCTTTATATGAAGGTAAAGAGTTTGATGCAACTAAAATTGAATCTCCATATTGCTTTTTATAGATATTTTGAATATTTGCATGGAATTTATCAATTCCAGGATTATTTGCAGACTTTACTTTTCTCAATTGCTTCAGTAAAGTATAAGTTGCCGCAACATTAATAGTCCCTGTAGTTTTAATTATTACAACTTTATCAGTAATAATATCAATAACTTCTGCATCAAGAGATTGTACTCCAGTTATAGAATTAATTTTTACAGAGTCTCCAAGAACTAAGTAATTTTCTTTGTTTAAAGTTAATTTGTAAGTTTTTGGTGAAACATTACTAATTAATTCAATTTTACTGATCGCATATTTGACTGGATTACTATACAACCAATTTTTAAATTTAAATGAATCATCTTCAATACCAAGAGTTTTTACATTAAATCCATCTCCTGGTTTATAATCAAATATGCCATCTTGCTTTGAAAACCCAGATAAAACAGATGTAAGACGAACTTTAGTATCAACAAGTTCAAATTCAAAGGGTTTAACTGAAGCAAAATTTTCTACAGTTAAAGTATCTCCATCAATTAAAGTGTCTGTAATATTACTACAACCTAAAAATTGTGTTGTGGTTTTAGATGTGTAAGAAACAATACCCGTTCTATCTGTATCTACAAGTGCGTTTGGATACTTTACATACAGTTCTCCAGAATTAGAGAATCCTACCGTAGAGTCTACGTCAATAGAAGTAGATCCAGAAGAAACATTTCCAATTATGTGAGTTTTTGGTGCTACCTTAAATGTTCCTACGGTTGATCCAAGAGCTCTAGAATCTCTATTATATCCATTATCAAAGGAAAATTTATAAAAAGTTTTGGCAGATCCTGCATTTACTTTTTCAATATCATATATTGAAGTATAAGTTTCATCATTGCTACCTTGAAATAATGTTTTGCTTTCTAATTCTGAAGGATTTCCCTCAATTGATTCTACTAAAAAATTAGAAGTTACTAAATTATTGGCATTTGAAGGCGTAAATAGATAATCTCTTGGTTTTGTTATTTCAACATTAACTCCGTAGAGAGCTTTGAATAAAATTTTATAGGATTCATCGGTTCCCTTGCTTGTGTAAAAATCTTGTGCCTGTTTTATGAAAACATTTTGATTTATCTCTGAGGATAAAGGTCTATCAGACAATCCTGGAAGTAATTGAATTTTAGTTTTGTTTAAAAATTCTTTTAAGAAAAGGCAACTTAAATTTTCAATAGTCGCACCATCTTTATGCTCAGCAGCAGAAGTAGAGTTAAAGACAAGATCCCCTGGAGTAGAATCTGATTTATATGAAGTTGTCCCAACAAATCCTCTAATACATCCAGTAAAAGAATTCTCAGTTTTTCCAGTATAAGTTATTACTTCATCATTTATTTTCAGAAGACCATAGGAATCTGGAAATGTATTTGTTCCCTGTAAAAAATTTACATTTATTGTCGTTGCAAATTCATCAATATCACCATTCAATTCTATTTCATGATTTAAATTAGTTTGTTCATCAATCTTTATGTACTGATCAATGTTCTGTATTAAATCAATAGGACCACTTTTATACTCTTGACCAATATAATATTGTTTTAAAAATTCAGAGATAAGAGGGAACTCATTCACAACATAAGTTGGGAGTTGGTTCTTGACGATGCTGCTAAACTTGATTCTTGTTTCTGCCATTTTTTTCTATATCTCTAAATTAGTAACCGCTGCCACCACCCGAAGGTGTTGATGAACCACCGCCAGAAGTTGTTGATGTTGCACCAGCAAAGGAACTATTGGTGGAAGTAGTTGAAACTACTGTAGATTCTGTGGTAGTTCCTGTAGTAGTTCCAGCATTATCAGGTCCACCAACACGAACTAAATTGCCTTCTGCATATGAAGAAGAAACAATATAATTTGATGCTGATGGGTCAAGTCCTGATGCGATTTCGTCTGATACCATTTCAAACGTACTATTACTAGTATCTAGTTGCAAATAAAGGTCCTGTAATCCGACAACATCATTTGATAGTGGTGTTGCTTGAATTTCAACGACTTGTTGATTATCTTTTTCCATCCCTGCAAGAATATTAACTGCATTGATAGTTACAATGCCATTTAGATAATCAACAGTTCCTACATTGGAACGTATAATTGTTGGACTTTGAGATCCTATATTAGGTACAGTAAAGAAAAATAAAGTTCCAGTTTGTCTATCTGCGTTTGGTACATCACTGATATAAACATTCTCAGCAATTCCAGCAACTTTAAATGCACTAGATTTTATATTGTATCCATTCATATTTGAAATATGAAATTGATTACCAAATCCAATTTGATATACTGCAATTGAATTAGGTACGATTCTCAAATCTCTTCTCATCTTCACAACAGTAATATTTGACGTTACTGCTTCATGACTATCATCAATTACTTTTAAAAATTTACTGTATTTAAATCTAGCACCATACTTATTTAATTCAGTAGAATCGGCGTACTTAGCAGCATTATTAGAAACTACTGTTGAAACATCAGCTGCTGACGGAGCTAAATTTGTATTGTAGTAGACTCTTGAACTTACTTCAAGGAAAAGATATTTAAGATCTAAAATTTCAGGAACAACACCTGCTACTGCGTATTTTTTTAATTTTAGTTTAATATTATCTTTGATTAAATTTGGAAGAAAATCTCCAAATCTAGGTTTAATACTAATAAAAACTTTTCCATACTGTGGAGGAATTAATTCTTCTCCACCAAACACAGAAATAGACTCTGTATCTGGATATATCTTTGCAGGAATCAACGTTTCATAATCATCTGCAGTTACTGCACGATTTTGAGTCGCATAAATTTTTGGTGCATATTTTCTAACAGATTCGGTTGATTCAATTGATGACCCACCTCTAGAACTATATTCAGGTGTTAACAGTGATATGCCATTTGTAACTGTATATTCATTTCCATCCCTCACATAAGTCAATCTACCGTTAAAGGAAAATTGTGAAAAACCGTTTCCAGAATCTCCGTTGGTTGTTAAGTAAGTAACTGTAATGTAGTTTTGATCCTGAAGTGCTTGACCAAAAAAACCATCGCCAAAGAATATTTCATATCTTTCATCTGCTACCTCTTGTAAGAAGTAGACTTTTGAATCAGAACCAAGATAGAATAAATTATCCTGTAAAGCATATTTTACTGTTGCTGTTGAGGACTGACTATTTTTAACGCCAACTCTAATTAAATCAGTATCAATTCCTGAATTTGGTAAAACAAATTTTTGTTGAGGGTTTCTATCGCTGTAAGTAAAATTTTTCTCTATAACTGTTCCTTCATAGATAGAAATTTCGTTGAAAGTAGCGATGTTATCGACTACAGGAACGGTTATATCGTCTAAAATACAGAACGTTCCACTAGTACCACCAAAGACTCCGTTAGACGCCGCCACAGTGCCTTTACGGAGGGTTATAGACGCTGGTTTAGGTGTTATGTTGGATGTATCAACAAAGAAAGATATTGCAGATGTTGCAGCTTTTCTTGATCTAGGAGTGTATCCAATATTTCTTGCTAATGCAATTACATTTTCTCTTAAAGTTGCCGTATCAATGAAAACTTCGTTTGCTACCATATTAGCATTGTACGAAGTAATATACGTATTGTATGCTAATACATCAAGAATAGTTGACAAGTTAGAACCTTCAAAGTCATAGTCCGTAAAATTGGAATTTGACTTTAAATATTCTCTGAGAGTAGTTTTAATATCCTCAAAGTCTAAATTTGTAAAATTTACTAGTGACATTTTACCTTGTTGGTTGCAATACGAATTCTAATTGTTGTGTTGGAATATCAGCTCCTATAATGTCATATGTAATAACAACATCAAATGCATTACCGTCAATATTGGCAAATGCATCTACAGATTGTAATCTAACCCTAGGTTCGTATCTAGTAATAGATTGTTGAATCTGAGTTTGAATTTCAATTGCTGTCAAATCATCTGCATTTTCAAAAAGTGATTCAGTAATACGAGATCCGAATCTTGGATTGAAAAATTTCTCTCCAGGATTCGTAAATACGATATTTTTTACTGATCTTGCGATTGCATTTTCATTTTTCATTGCAATCAGATCATTTGTCAGAGGATTAGTCTGAAAAGACATACTAATATCTTTAAATCCTTGACTTATCCTTTCTAGGGGCACAACAATACGGCAATTATGTATTATTTATCAAGGATTTTCTCAATTCTTTACTCATAAAGAGGTTCAGGATCGCTTGCATTGGAGAAAATCTCACCTTCTTGATGAAGTTTTCTCTTTTTTGGCGTCAAATCATCATTTGAAATCTCACGGAGCATCTTTTGATGCTGATGATTTGCCAAATTATCCAAAAAATCGTGTTCGTTGCTCATATTTTTCCTTTTTTGCTATTTATTGAGGGTCTAAATGCCGCCCTTCTTGTGATTTGTACATATCTTCTGGATTTTCTTCTTCAAGTTTGCGTTCTTTTGCGGTTTTCCAGAAATATTCGTCCTCTCTACCCATTCCAAGACGTTCAAATCCATTTTCGACACTATAATACTCAGTCGAAACCTTAAAATCAGGCATTTTTGGTTCTTCAGGTGTCAAACTGTTATCAAAGATACGCATTCTATTGTTTGGATACAGTGCATACTGTCCATTATTCAGTTCAATAAGGTTATGTGACTTATGTTCAGCTGGATTTTCACTTGTTGCATAGTCAATTAC